TTCAACTTCTTCTTTAGTAAGTCTACTAAATGCACGATCTATACCAGCTTTTCTATTTTTACCCATATCTTTTTCTATGCGATCATACATGTTTGGTTTTACACCAACCTTTTCGATATGTTTTTTAGTAGCTGCAGCATAGTAATTTCCAGCAAGTTTACTAGAGATCTCTTGTATATCTTCTACTTGTTCTTTAGCCAGTTTCTTATCGTTAGCATCTACATCACCGTCTTTATCAATATCATCAGCTTTATTATAATCGTCATCACCTACTTTAATGAGACGACGCACTTTACGACCAGATGCAGAGACCTTGAAATCTCCTGTTGCAATCATTCGAGCTTCTAAAAAATCCTTCAGAGTTTTCATATTAGTCTCCGAAAGCTATAGCTACAGCCTTTGTAGCTTCAGCAACAGTAATGGTGTCTGTAGGTCTTTTCTTTATATACGTTATCGTATTTGCTTGTAATGTTATTGTACCTAACGTAGTACCATCTGAATTTTTAATAGTAGCCAGAGTGTCTGAACCACCATCATGATATAAGCGGACAACGTGAGCATTGCCAACTGTTGTAGCTGTACTGATTTCTGCTTCAACCCCTAATACTTCAATTAATCTATCTGACATTTTTATTTCCCATCGAATGTTGATAAGTCTTCTTTAAATGACTTAATTGTTAATCTTTTTTTCTTTGTTGGTTGTTTACTTACTGTTGGTTTTCCACCACCTATCCAACCATACTCGTTTAACATTTTATTGATAACGGCTTCTTCAACTTTAATTATATCTTTCAACCATTTTCTTTGCTTTTGACCATCATATGTTTCAATAATTACGTAGTTTGATCCAAGCCTTTTAATTTGGCCTATCTCTTTAGACTCTTTAACTTCGATGACATCATCAACTTTAAAGAGTTCACCACTTACATAAGCTTCTCTTTCTTTAGACAGAGTAGGTAATTGAATATGTTGTCTAAAGTTATATGTTTCTTTTAAACCTAGTGCAGAACGAATAGCATTAAATAATTTGTGCCCTTCTTTAATAATTGAAGGCAGATTTTTACTAAACAATTCAAAGTTATTATCTTTTGCTGCTTCTAATACTTTCAATTCAACATCATGTGTGTCAACAGATATAAAATCTATTGACTTAAAATTATATCGTGAACGATTGTTTGCATTCACATGCTCGACCAATTGATTGGGTATCTTTGGCATCACCAAATTTACATGAGTATAACCTTGTTCATACAAATTATCTAAAGCGATGTATAGATCTGTGATCTTTGAATCACTAATGATCGATCTTGCATGACGTGGAAACGTCTTTCGCATATATTTGATCTTCGTATCATAATCTAATGGACTATTCTCATCTTGTTCATGTGATGTATAGATCCTGTATGGACCACCTTCTGCAGTCTCATATACTTTATTAATTATTTTTTCAGTATCAATCGTCGGAGGATTAAAATGACCAAACGTTATAGTTATTTTACCAGTCGACTCCCGTAGATACTCTTTAAACTGTTTCATTATTAAAATCCTACTTGACTCTTGCTATCAAATTTTGGCAAGCTTCTATTCTTTGTTTTTCTTGCGATATCTTCTTGTCTAACACGGCGAATTAATTTTTGAGATATGCGGTTGACAGCATTCTTCATGCGGCTTAACTTAATATCCACTTGTTTTCTTTGTGCAATGGGAATTTCAGATCTGGAACGGCCTTGATAAAGGCGTCTTATTAAGAGGTTTCTAGCCCTCTGTTTTGATCTAAGTTTTAATCGTTCAGGACTAGCAAAGCGTCGTTGCTGTACTTTACGAGCCATGGCAATACGTGCACCACGGCGGATGAATTGTTGTTTTCTTTTGATCCTAGCAGACGTATCTAAAACTTCATTAAGCTCAGATACTTCTTCGTCTGTCAGTTGTACAGACTCGAGTTCTAGGTCAAATTCCTGCGAATATTCTTTAAACTTTAACATTTTTCCCATTAACCACGTGTGATAATAATCGAATTGAACATCTTACGAAGCGGTCCCAGTTAACAGCTTCTATTTCAATTCCATCAAATTTAATAACTGGTTCACTCTTATTTATAATAGTTTAGTTCACAACATTAATCTATTTCATCATCATCTTGATCAAATTCTTGCTGACCTTCTGATGTCAGTATAGTCATTCTATGTGATTCTGGGGAAAGACCTATTATTCTATCTGCTAAGTTTAAGTACTCGTCTTCTCTCATGCTTACGTATGTAACTTGAGTAGAATAGTATTTCCTAGTCTTGGACCTTTTATTAGGACCTTTCTTAGGCTTAACTAATTCTTCATACTCTAATTCATACCAACCAGTGCGCTGCTTCTTCTTGCGCTGGACTTTTGTAGACATGATATTGCTTTCAGTTAATCGTTATGACCCATACCCTTGCGTACATCGTGCATTAATTCGTGCGCGTGTTCATCTGATACATGTGATGGTACGCCTGCACGAAACTTCTTAAAGTCTTTATTCTTGGCATGTTCGCGCATCTTTGTACCAGAAATACCAGTATCTCCTTCGGCATCAGGATCTCTGGTACCTGCAGAATGTACTGTTATCTTTTTAAAGTTGAATGGAACATGGCCTTCTTTATTTGGTTTTCCGTTTAATTCTTTAAACTTTTTCTTATATTCAGCAACACGATCTGAACCAGCAACGACATGTAGGTGTGTTACACCTTTCTTATGTAGCTCAGCAGCATGAGAGAACAGTGTGGGATTTTCTTTTGATGATGAACGGATGTTTGCGCCAGGTGCATAACGTTTAAGGTGTTTAACCTTTTGTTCACCAGATAATGGATTCTTTTTAGAATCTTGTGAATGCGAAACGATCATATGATGCTCGCCTCCGTGCTCTTTAGCAACCTCTTGTACCTTGTTGATTACTTTAAGATGACCAGATGTTGGAGGATTCATGCGACCATAGGCAAGAGTTGCATGTTTAGCTTCAGATTCTTCCTTAAGGAAGCTTGAAAAGGTTTGCATTATTTGTCCTTAGCAAATCTTGGATTGTTTAAGATCGCATTAGAAACTTTTACGGGAACAAGTTTCGAAACAGGTCTTAATTTTCCATTGTGTTTTTTCTGTAATACTATACCTTCTCCTGGAGATTTCTTACCATCGATAGATGTTTCCATATCCGGATGAGTTACACCTTTTAATACGTGTTCAGTAGCTTGCCCTAAGTGATGACGAATATCTAATGAACGCTGGAAATGTTCTTTATGTGCATCGACATGACTAGATAATGCATTAAACTTTGACATAGCCTTTTCTTTACCAACAGCAGTCTTTAATTTACCAGCTGCTTTTGCTCCTTCATCGGCCAAATGTTTTTTGTATCCAGCAATTGAAGGTGCTTCGCCTCTTCGTGTAGTCCTGTTTAAGTATATTGTAAAATGATTAGTATGATCAGGAGTTAAGTGATGAGTAGAATGATTATCCATTAATTTTTGAGCTGCAGTCAAATGATGTTCTACGTGTGCTTGATCTTCAGCTGTATATGGATGTTCTTTATGATTAAATGTATATGCTGGAACAAAGACGTTATTGCTTTTCTTAACAGCACCTTTAGATGGAGCGTGAGCAACACCTTTAGTTACTTCAGTATGTATAGCCAACCCAATAGGAGCTTTTGTCTTTGCTTTATATGTGATCCTGTTTGGAGTTGTTGTAGTAGTATCTTTACTTTGTTTAGTAGTTTCATCTTTTGGTGTGTGTAGTAAATCACCTTGAATATGATGTCCTTTACTAACTATCTCGTGACCATGTTTCAATAGATGTTTTAATGCATGCGCATACTGTGGCTGATGACCAAAGTGCTGATCTACTTCTTCAGGAGTTCTTGCAATAACTCCTCTTGCAATCCTATGCTTATCTGATACGCCAACACCTTTAGCATCGTGTATTACGTGTACAGATGAACCTCCATCGGTTTTTAATGAAGCTGAAACTTCACTCTTTTCACCTCTGCGAAGTTTATGAAACTGCTTTATTAAATTTATGGCTGCGTTGCCATATCTTGCATCTTCGTGAGGCAAATCTTTTGTGTGCGTGAGATGACCAAGCATCTCATCGTCAACAGATGTTGCTTCAGATAAAAATTCTATGAATGAAATCAATTGCAATTCCACTTTCTTAATGCAAGAGCTTTACGAGTTGGACGACCCTTTTCGTCTTTCATCGGCCCTTTAACTCCGCTCATGCGAGCACAGAATGATTTTCTACGATTAGCTGCTTTACTGCCGGGTTTTAATTTAGATGGCTTAGTAGTCACAGCTGTTTGAAGTTTACTGCCAGGATTTTCTCTCTTATAAGCATCAACACCCTTCTGTGTTAATCCACCAGTAGATGACTTATGTCCTTTAGCATCAATAGCATATTCTTTGATGTCTTCTTTTTCATCTTGACCGGGAGTATCTTTCTTATAACGCTTTGTAAGTTTGGTAGTTCCCCACTCTCCTGCACCGTGTTCTTCTTCTAAGTATTGTTTGAAAGTTATCATATCTCTGTGGCATTCTTATTTGAAATTGCTGTTAATTTAGCTACGATAAAAAATCTACCGCCTCTAACCCCGAATTGTGTCTTAGCTTGTTCTGGTCTAATATAATAATATGGTTCGTAATCACCCGTCGGCTCTTTACCATGAAATACTGTATGGCTACTAGTGATAGTATAAACATCACCAGTACCTTTTTTAAAATCTAATACTCCTTGATACAGCACATCAATATTTTGTCTAGAATCTGGTCCTGCAGTTTTAAAATCTTTTCCAAAAAGAGTTTTCATGCGTGTACGCTTATCTTTAACTTTCCTATAATAAGCAGTCTTCATAGGTAAAACATTAGGAGAACCATTGCTTGATAATATATTTTTTACGTCTTTCACAAATATATCTAGCTCTTCCGATGGAGATAATTCAATCATGCCTCCATACTGTTGGAAATCTTTTGCACGTGTACCCTTTTTATGGGAGATCCATGCAACCTCTTTACCTTTAGGATCTAATATATGAAAGTCGCTCTTGGGTGTTCCATCAGTTTTTTGAAAGTTAGAACATTGAACTACTTTTCCATTTATATCAACTTTTATAAATGGTTTATTTTCTTTAACTAAAAGAGCTTGCAACTTGGCTTGAATATCTGTCAGTGCTATAGATTCGGCTACTGTGCCAGATCCAGCTCCCTTACCACCAAATTCTGCAGTCTTTGCAAGATCTGATATCTTATATTGTTTATTCGTAGTGCTTGTCAAACGAATGGCATTTAATAAATCATTACTACCTTGTTTCAATCCTTGAGCTATAGCTCCAAGGACAGCGGCATCTTTTTTAAACTTCACAACTTCACCAGAAAATAAAACGAAATCTTGTCCTTCTTCAATTTTCTTGATTAATGTTGGTCCTCTGCCTTCTCGCCCAGGTTTTAATAGTTCACTGGGTGTAAGTTTCTTATATTGACTTTGTGCCACAACCTTGCTCCATGTTACTGTTGCTCTAAATGGCAACTGACATATACAAGATCTATTTATATAAAAAAGAGGGGGCATGGCGCCCCCTTAAAGTACTACATTATGACACTACTTAGCTATTCTTTACATACATCTCATATAAAGGATCTTCCAATTCTCTTGCCTCGATCTCCCATGGCGAATGGTAATGATCTCCTTTATATGCCTTATTGTCAATCCTACCAGTCATCATTTGCCATACATGTACTAGTTCATGTGCTAAACACTTGATAGCAAAGTCTAAACCTCGATCTCCCCTGATCTCTACCATGATCTCCTTAGGTTTACCATTAGGATAATCTTCTGTACAGAGGCAGTAGCCATCTACGTATTCCTGTAGACCTTTTCCACGGACTGATATTTCAATATAAACTTTACGATCTTTTGGACCAAGTAATTCATTCAGAAAAAGTGAAGCTGCGCTATACAACTCTTCGCGCTTTGCAGCGGTAAGATATCTCGATTGCTTAATATAAACCACCACACTACCCACCTTTCTTATTCATCATAATCTGGTCCGAAAAAACGAGGATCTGCAAGCTGCATCAAGTCTTTTTCAACGTCCTCTACCATATTCAAAGGGACATTTAGCATCGCTGCGATAGTTATCGGTTTATAGCCTTCGCGCAAGTGCTCTTCAATGTCCAAAGCAAGTTCTGCCATACGACTCATGCTTTCCCCTTCTTAAAGTTGTTATTGATTAAATTTGCATTGCGTGCGCCAATCTTCCATATAGTTCCTGTGCGATTTGGAAATGTACGCTGTGCTGCTTTAATTTTACGTGGTTCACATACTGTAAACTTCACGCCATCTACGATGGTTACTGTGTCATTGTATCTCATTATCTTACGTCCGCAATATAAACATCAAAACGAGTAGCATGTTTCTGTGGCAAGTATGCATCATATGCACTATTGTAACGACCACCATATCGCATGTTTGCATGTACACGACGTGGTCCACGTCCCATCAAACGAACACGTTTGACTGCGGGTTTTTTAGGTAATGGTTCGCCACGATATTCAGCAACTTGACACGCGTACTTATAAGATTGAGCATTGCTTAAGTTGATAGCTTTGACTGTTTTCTTAACGATATCAATTTGCTGCATGTCAGCAACAGACTGAGGATCAGCGGTAAAAACGTAAGAGTTTGAACGTTGTTTTTTCATGATTAAGCTGCCTTTCTTTCTTCAGAACGATCCATCATATCGAACATAATCTTTTTTGCAATGTTCATGTATTGACGTGCTTGATTTGCACGTTGTGGAGAAACCCAACCATCTTCGTTGAATTCTGCATCGATGACGTGTTGTGCATCGCTGATTAGACCAGCTGCAAACATCATCTCTGTACCAGGAAAAGCTTGTTGCTTAACCATTTGATCTACTTCTGCTGCTGTCATACCGTATGCTTGTTTTTCCCAAGCTAATTTTTCTGTGTGTGTCATAATGTTTTCCTTTTTTCAATTTATGGATCCATTATACCCTGAAACCCGCTGTTTGTACATAGGCCCCCCTAAAAATTTATTTGCTAATAAAATCATAGACTTACACGGACGGCTCGTCATCTGGGAGCATTTCATACCGTAAAAAATAGGGCCTCTGGAGGGCCCTCTTGTAAGTCATTGATTTTGTTAACTTTTTTACTATTCACCGGAAGCGCCCGGTTGTGTTAGTCTTTGGAGACTAATGTATCCATCAAGGGGAAGATCTTTGAGATGACCTGAGCGCATCCTCGAGCTACTTCCATATGCTCCAGTTGAGTACCATGTCCACTACGCAGTTCAATGAAGTGTACCCATGAACGTAATGTGCCGTTCATGTATAATCTGCTGACAGTCAAACCTTCTGGTAACACTGAACGTGCTTGTTCTTTAGCGATACCATTATTGATTGCCCAATCGTATGCGTGTTCAGCAGCAGATATAACTTCTTGTTGCTTCCACTTCCATTGTTCCATCAAGTTCTGTTCAGTCAGTGTAAGTCCACTTAGCTTTATACTGTTTTGTCGATTAGTGGGATCCTGCTTTCGTGCTTCTCTAAGTACAAACGACAAGTCTTTAGTAGGATCAGCATATCGTTGACTGAATTCTTGGAAGCTGAAACTTCTGTGTCGTAAGATTTGTCTTGCGATGTCTCTTGTTGTGGTGATTTCCATGCACGCTGAGACCATTTCGAGTGGTGACCAGTGCTGGTGTTTGATGAGGTATGAGATGAGTTTTGCTGATGATTCGGTGTTAAGTTGGTTGGTTGGATTGGAGACACGGGCGCAATACGCAATGAGTTCCTGCGCATCTTCGATACCCACAGATCTAAAGTCTTCGGTTGGTTGTGAATAGGAAACAAGTTTAACATCCATCATTTTCTCATCATATCTTCTGATTCATATAGTTTAATCTCTAACACATCACTACCCAATTTCATAGCAAAATCTGTTGCTTCTTTTAATGTTTTAAACCATTTAAAGAAAACAGTCGATTCACTTGCAGTTGGAAAATAAGTTACTTTATACATTAATGCACCTTTATGGGTTCTTGTTTATCATTTAGCGCCGTGAAGTCCATGTTTGTTACACTCACCAATAGATTAATAAAATCATCTACAGTTTTTGCGGAAACATTCAAGTGAGACAACCTTGCTATCATGACTGATGAGAACATAAGCGGAGATATCTTATATTCTATACAAAGCTTGTGCATGATGTCATCTATTTCATAGCTAAGATTTTCTAGATCTTCATCTCTAATCATACTTGAATCCTCCAAAATCTTTCTTGCCTTCTCTATCACCAAAGGTGTTTAGTGGTTTATCGTCTTCTTTGACATGTGCTGCATCGCTAATCAATGTCTGTGCACTTGCTTCTACATCATAAAGCTTCATCCTAGAACGATCTACACCGATGATGAATCTTTTGTGGAACGTTGGGTCGTTGTACCTGTTTTTGAGCTGCTTAACCATAAGTTGGCCAAGTTTCTCAAGCTCTTCCGTCGAGATGACCGCAAACATAAGATCAGCTGTAGCCGGTAAACCAAAAGATTCACTTGTGTCCTCAAGACCAACATCCGTATTCGAGAAACCCGATCTGGTTGTTTGTGTTGCTGATACGACTGGACAGTTGTTTTCGACAGCAAAGCCGCGCATCTCCTCTGCGATCGCTTTAACGTATGAGTAAGTATTAACCGATCCACCCAATCCACGAATCCTCGAACTGGCGCAAATATTAAGATAATCAATAAAGATAATATCGGGTTTAAAATTCTTTTTAAGTTTAAGTTCATTTAATAATGCTCTAAAGTGTCCGACGTGAGCTGCACCAGTTGGATACTCTTTAATGATTAACTTACCGATATTCTTTTGACCGATCTTTTGGATCTTTTGGTCGTACACTTGTTTTGGTAGTTGCTCTAACTGGTCGATCGGGATATTCATGAGGTTTGCATCAATACGTTCAGCTATACGTTCCTCTGCCATTTCCATTGTTATGTATAATACGTTTTTACCCTGTACTAGAGATGAACCAGCCATGTGACACATGAACAAGGATTTACCTACGCCTGTACCAGCTAAGATGATGTTTAACGTTTTGTTTGGAAGACCGCCTTTAGTGATCTTATTGAAGTAGTCAAGGTCGAATGGAAGCCTCGACTCAGTCCTATGATAAAAATCATAACGCGCATCAGAAGCGTCAATATAGTCATGACCAACGTTGGTATCAAAGCTAACAGATAGTGCTTTAGATAGGATATCAGGGATTGCATTGTTTGAAAGATCCTTATGTTTACCATCTATAATTTGAATAGATTCCATAATCGCAAGATATATGGAACGTTCTTGACAAAACTTCTCTGTCTCATCTAATGCCCATTGGATGTCAACAGGTTCTGCTTTGTATGCCTTGTCAACAATATCCATTACATCATTAGTGACATTTGGAATACGTTGTAACTCAATCTTTAATGCTGCTTCAGTTGGAACTTTATTGTATTTGTCAATAAAGTGGTTTATTACTGCAAAGAGAAGTTTTTCTCCTCTTTCAAAGTATTCGTCCTTTAGAAACGGCAGTGCACGTCTAGTAAATTCCTCATTCGTGCACAGTTGGTTCAGTATCAGTTGGCTTATCATTTTTCCCTAGCTTATATTTTCCAGTATCCATTGCGTCTTCAATGATATGTGTTAAGATATCACCTAAGAGATTCATGAAGGTTACATCTTCCTGTAGTTCTTCTTGCGTCATCAACAAATCATCTGGAATTTTAGATATATTAAATTGAAATTTTAGTTTTGCGTTATCTACTTCTTCTTGAACTTCAATGCGACCATACTTATAAATGATATCTTTGTAGTCGCCTTCCTTGATCTTAACATACCAATCTTCATCACCTTTATGTTCAACGAAGGTATAACTATCTTTAGATATCTTCATCTTGAAGCTCTTCTATGTGCTGTGGTTCTTCTGCTTGATACATCTTACCACTGCCGATTTGATATGTGTCGACAATATATTTTTGGAAGTCAGGATCTTTTAATAGTGGTGACCAGAACTCTTCACATAGCGTGTCTTTTTCGCGTACCTTTCCATCCAAGAACTCACCCGTGCTTCTGTCCACTTTTTGATACCACCCGTTAGAAGGTTTACCGACGAAACCACCAGCCATAGCGACGTCAAGCAGACCAGAATAACGCTGAATTCCACCTTCATAGCTAACAGATAAAGGTATCTTAGACTTTTCTTTAACATAACGACTCTTCTCCACATTAATGATAAAGTGGTATCCTTTAATCTCTGTGCCTTCTTTATCTTGTTGACGACCTAAGATCCAAATAGTATCAGCTGAGTAGTAGATACCTGTACCACCAGAAACTACTGCTTTAGGGAACATCCCGATTTCCATATACGTATGATTGACTGCAAGTAGCGGCACATCTTTCATCGTTAGATATGGTGTTATCATTCTAAATAAACCTTTAAGTGCTTTAGCGCGTGACATATCTGCCACAGATTTTTCATTCAGAGCATCTTCCATTTCTTTCTTAGATGCAAGATTACCAACGGAGTCGATAACTACAATGACCTTTTCACCGCGTTCAAGATTATTAAGCTGTGATACTAAGTCAAACTTAAGTTGTTCTACATCTGTAACAGGAGTATGAAGCACACGAGACTTATCGATAGCAAAAGAATCGAAGTAACCTTGAGGAGTACCGAATTCAGAATCATAGAATAACAATACTGAATCTTTGTATTTGTCCATATATGCTTTAGCCATAAGTAAACTAAAAGCAGTCTTAAAGTGTTTAGATGGGCCAGCAAGTACTGTCAATCCTGGTGTCAAACCGCCATCAAGTTTACCGCTTAGTGCTACGTTCACCATTGGAACTGGTGTCGTAATCATATCTTTATCGCCGAAGAATTTCGAGTCTTCGAGTGGCGAAGTAAATTCAATCTTTGAATTCTTCTGTAATTTATCCATTAAGCCCATTGCGTATTACTCCTATTTGTATTCATATATTATTATACCATATTTGCACTTGTTTGTACACTGTTTTTAAATGCTCTATTACGTTTTAAATCTTCCATGTCATGCCATTCTCTGTAACTATTGATATTAGATATGTCTACCTTTGACAAGTTTCTGTTGATGTGTTCATCTGCACCAACATTAATAAAGATGGATCCTGGTTTTCCGTTTTCAACGAAAGCATCCCACGCTTTCGCATCGTATGCTGCAGTCGATGGAAATGGCATAGGATTTTTTGTAGTGCATGCTCTAAGGAAGGGTATAGTTGCTGATATGACCTTCGCATCACCAATTTCACCTTTATGTATATTGCGTGCCACTGCAACACCGTGTGCCTCTGCAGATGGCCATCCGATTTGTAATGCTCGCGTCATCGTCCCTGTTGACACTGCACACCAAATCTGTGTAGGTTCTTTGCCCAGTTGTTTGGTTATTTTATTCGCCATATTAACAAGACCTGCTGTAACCATTGGCATGTCTTTCAAACCTAGTGGCAAATATTGTGCATTATTTTCTTTTGCCCATTGTTTAGCATATTGATTTAAAACTGGCATTGCAGCAATACGAACGAATCTCATATCAACATGAGGATAGGCAAATAATGCACCTTGATGATCTGATACTTCTTTAGAGGATGGACAGAAGAATACTACTTTTTTATTGTACATCTCTGCTAACATTGAAATGGCGTCCATAGCATGGCCTTGTCGAGGTGCACAATATGTCAATGTGTTATACTTAGATTGTGCTATGACTCTTTCTCCACCAAAAGCTTTCAATCCTCCTGGTGCAAGATCTGCTCTCAATACGAACTTATCTCCATATGGTTCTACTATTGGATCTGATATCTTAGATTCAAATGTTCCCCACAATTCTTCATAATACTTCTTTGCATCGCTACGATCCATCCCCATGGGGATATCTTTATTACCTGTATCTTCTGTTATGCTAAACAAGTTTGACCCCAATCCAATCTTCTATAATATTGCGGAGAGATGTGAACGCTTGAACTATTTTCCATATAAGTCTTTGCATACTTCTCACCATCCATCTTGTACCACTCTTCAGGTGGCATGATAACATTCACCTTTCTTTTATTTAGTCCTTCGATAATTCGATATGTAAGGTCTAAACGGTCTTGTCTTGATCCGAAGAACGGAGTACCTTTAAAGTAACCAGTCTTAGGTAATCTACGATCTTCATATTCTACTGGAACTGGTGTTGTAAATGAGATATCACATCCATGTTCTTTTTGTATAGCAACAGCTTGTCTAACATACTCGTCTAACATATCATCTAAATTAAAGTTCTCATGCCTAAGTATATGATGACGGACATCAATTGATCCATAACAAAACGTTACATTACCAAATGGTTTTAATCCTCTAAACTCTGTAATCAATCCACGTTTAAGAGTACCATATAATGTCTTGCCGTTTTCTCTCAATACGATATCTGTTAAACGCGAGAATGCTGGCGTATGAGAATCTCCCACAGAGATACCATCAAACTTAGATGATACTTGCAATAAGTCTTGTTGTTTAAGAGATTGTACTTTTGACAAGCGCAAAGATAAAGCATCACACCATTGTTCAGTGATACCTGTATATGTAGTCGGTGCACCAATTCGTTTCTTAAGTTGGTCACCCCAATCTGGCATATCAAAGTCTAATGATACAACATTCGGATGTGCTGCGACTCTATTGATACGATCATAGATTTCTTTAGTCGCACCACCAAATAGGTTAAGTGTGCCACCAAAGTTTACACCATGTTCAATATAACATGTAGTATCTAGACCAATAGCTGGTGAACACGCGTGATCTATGCGTGCATTTAATTGATCTGCCCAAACCTGTGACCAACCTAGAACGTGTGAGTTCTTAAGTTTAGGGATGTTACTAATTGGATTTGTTAAGACGTTCATGTATTTTATTTCTAAAATATCTGCGCCAAAGTGCAGATCTTATTATACTTACAACTGTAAAAATTAATGTTATATGAATACTATCCCAAATTGTAGGGTACAAGCCGAATAATGGAAATACTGTTATTTGAATTATTAGTGCTAGGAAAAATCCGCTACCTATATCAATAGAACTTTCTATCCAATCGGTCTTCATATTTTCTTCAAGCTAAACTCTTGTGGAAAAATCCATGTATATGGTATACGTTTTGTTGGTGATTTTACTCCGTGACTAATAGCTATGTGTTTATAAAAGAAACAAGTCTTATCCTCTACGTTCAACATCTTTTGTACAGTCATTGGATTGCGAGGATCGTTAGCTAATATATTCATCTGTTCTAGCCATATTATACCATACTTATTTGTCGCTGTAAACTCTCCATTTGGTCCAATCTCATACTTAACTTTA